CGCGAATGTACTTAGTGGGGTCGGTATACAATATACAATGGCTGATAAAGATAGTGCTAGCGTCCCTTTTATTTCCATTGCAGAAGTGTCTTTTCTCAAAAGGACCTTTCTGTGGAATGATGAACTCAAATCATATATGGGCACTCTTGATGAGGAGTCCATATGGAAAAGTCTTATGATATGGGTGCCAAGTGCAACTGACTGTCCACAAAAACAGATGATTGATATTATCCGTGCTGCAAACTCAGAATTCTTCCTGTATGGCCGGGAACGTTTTGAGAAAGAAACAGTGTTTCTGAAGCAGCTCGTGATGGAAGCTGGGTTAACGCCATATGTCGATAAGAGCGTGTTCCTTACGTGGGACCAACTCGCTGATCGTTATATTGAATCCTCGCACGAATACCTGGCCAATGAACCCTTGACAACGAGGCGTCTGATTGGATTCTTTCAATGGGAAATCCCCCTCCCAAGCTCAACGGAGTCAACAGGGTTGGAAAAACAAAATGGGCTTTCGATATCAAGTCCTAGAAGCCAAAAGATGTCACACTCGACTAGTTACTGCTGTCTTCCCATCAAACATGTGGATCACGGGGAGAGAGAGAGTGGAGTTGAGTGTTGTACCTACCAGAGCGTTCCTCAGAATACCTATTTAGGTATGATCCCGGTTGGTGATCAATTCTCCATATGTTATAGCCTGCCTTATGGGTGTAAGGTTGGCCGAAATGAAGCACCTACGAATCAACACGAAAGGGTCTTAGATGTTCTCCCAACAGAACAACAAAACCAAATCTGTCGTGGTCTACACATCCAAATGGATGAGTTAGATGATGGCAGTACACAACAACAGCGCCAAGAAAATTTGGTCTTTGCTGATGCTGGTATGGCAAGCACACATACCACATCCATGGTTACCTTCAGACCAGACTGTGACACATCTACGGGTCTGGGTGACTATTTGATGCGACCTGTAGCTATTGACACGTTTTCATGGGCTGAGGGCTCCACTACGGTTATACAGGAACAGTTCAAACCTTGGTCACTTTTCTTTGCGAAGCCTGCCATCAAACGTAAATTGGAGAATTATGCTCGTTTGCGAGCTAAATTGCATTTGAAATTTGTGGTCAATGCATCCCCATTTTATTATGGTGCTCTGAGAGTTGCTTATTGCCCCGTTGACAGCACGTACCGAGATATATGGGAGAGCAATGGTGATGCCATCAAGTTCTCACAGATGCCTGGGGATTTTATTTACCCACAAGATATGACATCTTTTGAGATGGAACTCCC